GGATATGCCGCCGGGTCAGGGCCAATCTCTGCCATCGCCTGCCGCGATTGGTGCCACTCCATCAACCGCCCGTAGGGGTGAGCGTCGTTCAGGAACTGGCGAACAATCTCCGGGGATGCCTGCGCCGCCTTCAAAGCGGCTTCCACAGTCTCTGCGCCGAATTCCTTTTCGGCCATCGCCTGCGAAATATCCGCCTTGGCCGACAGGATGGCGCGCTGCGTCTCCTGCTGCATGTGGCGGGTATAGGCCTCCGGGTTCTCGAACACGTCCGGTGCCTTCGGAGGCTCGGGACGCGGCTGCTGGCGCGCAACGTTGTTGCGGATTTCGTCCACCTGCTGGCGCAGGTCGTCCCGCATTGCCTTGAACGCCGAAAGGGGAACGGTCGGCTCCTCTTTGGCGTCCGAAGGGGCTTCGGCCTGCTCGGCCTCCGCGCCTTCCGGCGGTTGCTCCGGTGCTTCGGCCTCCACGGCCTCCGGTTGCTCGGCTTCTTCGTTTGCCGGGGCGTTTTCCCCCGACAGGATTTGATCTAGGTCAGACATGGTTTCCTCGTGTCGTGAGGTTACGAAACGCCCGTTCGGCGGCGGCCCGGAACGCCCGATTAAGCCCGGCGGCGGCTATGGAAACGCCCGTTAAGCCCGGCGGCGGCTATCAGGGGCCGAAGCCCCGGAATCTCTATGCGATGGATCGCGCGGCCTGCATCATCTGGCCTCGCACCTTGGCAGCCTCGATCCGCAGCTTTGCGGCGTCGTAGGCGGCCTTCATTTCGGCTTCCCGCGCGTCTTGCTGCAACTCGGCCTGGTCCATCATCAACTGGCCCTGAGCCTGCTGCGCCTTCTGCTGCAATTCGGCGCCCTTCAACTGCATTTCGGCCTGCTTCATCGCCAATTCGGGCGGCGGCTGTTGCGCGGCCTGCTGTTGCCGCTCCTGCATCATCTGCAAGAGCCTTTCCTTCTTGGACGATGGCATGGTCGGGTCTGCTTCGATCAGCACATCCGGCGGGATGATCGGGCCGTATTTCATCAGGGCCTCGAACGTCTCGCCCGCGAGCGTGATCCGATCCGGGCTTTCCTCGATGATGATGTCCACCATCATTTCGGTGACGTCATTCTCGACGCTGACGACCTCGCCCAAGCGCGGATCGTTGGGCGCAAGCTGCATCTGCACGGCCACTTGCTGAACGATTTCCGGCGGCTGTTGCGACAGCATTTCCCCGAAAGTCACTGGCCGGTTCAGGCTGGCGAAGCGCACGTTGCGCTCGTCATCCGTGACCCTGATCCACTTTTCCTCGGTCCAGAATTGCTTGATGCGATCCCACATCGCCTCAAAACACCGTTGGGTGAAGTCACGCAATTCGTCCAGTTCGGGGGCAATCTCGATCATGCCGCCCTGCTGACGCGCCAGAACCGCGCGGCCCGATGAACTTTCGCCCGTCTCACCCTCAAGCGCCGAATTCGCGCCCATCATGTCGATTTCGGCCTTTGCCTCCTGCAACAGCGCCACTTGCCCGGAAGCCATGTCGCCGGTCGGCAATATCTCGAACTCGTCCGCGCCCGCCTCGACAATGCCATCAGGCTTTGCCAATTCGCGCGAAATCTTGTGCCTGTCCTGCACCGCGGGATCTACGCGGACCTGCCTCATGCTGAGAAGGTGCAGAGCCTTCGATCGACGCTTGTTTACCTCGTCCTGCGGCCCGAACATGTCGCGGACGACGCCATATCGGTCATTGTCCCGCCCGACATAGAGCGACTGCATGATCAGGGGGCAGACGCTTTCGCCGTCCTCATCGACATAGGGGCTTTCGCCTTCCTCCAGCTTGTCTTTCTGGACGAACTTGCACCACTTCCAAACGCCCTTGGACTTGTGCCACATCAGCACGACGCGAATGCGGTTTCGCTTGGCGTCATACCAAAGGCCCTTGCGCGGGCGGTCGTCGTATGTCTCGGTCCCCGATGCCTGCGCATCGGTCTGCATCTGCTCGATCAGAGCCTTCTTGCCGGGGTATTCCTCGAGCAATTCGGCCTTGTCCATCCAGACGACGGCGCCAAGGTAACGGGCATCCGAGAAGTCCTTGCGGCGGCTGTAAGGGTCGTAGAACAGCCGATCCCAGGGGTAGTGCTTGACGACGATCTCGACTTCGCCGTTCCGCTTCTGCCGGTGCACGATCTCGACGCCACCATGCCCCTCAATCAGCATGTTTTCCCAAACCGACGACTTGTGCCGGTCAAAGTTCGTGTTGTCGGCCACAAAGCGCAGGGCATCCGTCGACGCTTCTGCCGCTTGCTCGTGGTCGGGCGTTCGCGGAAAGGCCTTCGGGTCTGTCCGCTGCTTGATCTCCAACCCGCGAAGCCACTGCACCTTGCGCCGAATGCGGTTGATCACAATTGGCGCTTGCCCGCGCTTCTTGAGTTCCTGCTGTTCGGCCTCGGTCCACTGCAACCCGTCAACGTAGTCCCGCGCCCGCTCGGACTCCTGGCGGGCCGAATAGGTCACGTCTTCGGCTTCCTCGAACCACGAAACCAGATCGGAAACGTCATAGGCCATCATGCGACTTTCCAATTGATTTCTTCGCCGTCTTCCTCAAGCCGCTCGTATCTGTCCTTGCGGCGAGGTGCGTCGAACATGGTTGGCAACATCTTGCCCTTGCGGTGCAGGCCCTCCACCGCGTAGCGCAGGGCATCAATCAAGTGATTATTCGCGTCTTCAATGACCGGCAGGATTTCCCCGGTTCGCTTGTCCGTCTTGTAGGCGTAGTTGCGAAACTCGTGGATCATGTTCGCGCAGAGCGGGTGAATCACGATATCGAGGCCCTGCAAGAACGTGACGCCATCCTCGACACTACCCTTGCCCTTCTTCGCGGGCCGGATCTTCGGCAGCCCGTGGCGCTTCACGTAGTCAATCGTCTCGGGCCGGGCGCTGTCGCCGCGCATTGGCCAGTCTGGTGCGCCCGGAAGGCCTAGAAGCAGCGATGGCAGCCGCTCCATGGGCGTTCCGACCTCGTAGACCTCGGCGTCGATGTAGAGCGTTGTCCCGCTTGGAATGCAGCACCTGACGGCGGCGGTCGCGTCCTTCGCAAAGCCCCAGTCAGCGCCGTAGAACCAGACGACATTTTCCGGCGGGGTGAGTTCCTCAATCCGCCAATTGCTGAACACCCGCGCCTCTGACAGCCCCCGATATTCACCATTCCAGACGTGCGCCCACTTGTCCGGGTCGCGGGCCTTGTCGCGCTCCATGTCATCCCGAAGCGCCTCGGGAAACCATGGGTTGTCGTTCCAATTCGCCTGGACGACGATTGCGCCTTCGGGCGGTTGCTGGCGCAGAAGAACGTCGACCGGGTCTTCCGCACTTTCAGGGTTCCAGCTAAACCAAAGCTCGGAGCCTTCCTTGCGGATTGTCGGCGTCAGAAGCTCTAGCGATTTCTGGCTGATTGTCTGCGCCTCCTCCACCCAAGCCACATCAAAGCCCTCAAGCGATTTGATGCTGGCCGCGGTGTGATTTTGCAGGCCCCGAAAGACGCAGCGCGAACCGTTGCGCCCTTCGATCTCATGTTCGGTCGTGCGGAAAAAATCTTGCAGGCCGAATGCCGCAATCTTGTCCTCCAATAGCTGTTTGACGCTGTCCGCAATCGAGCGCTGCACCTCACGAGCGCAGACAACCCGAAGCCCCGGCTCGGATGCCATCCTGAGAACGGCCAGCCCCGCGAATGCGTGGGACTTGCCCGACCCTCTGCCGCCGAATGCGCCCTTGTAGCGGGTAGGCTCCGCCAGGGGCCGAAAAACCTTGGCGAACTCTGCCGTTACTTCCATTGCACGTTGATTGCGACGGGGATCGAGTCGCCGCCCGGGCCGCTGATCTCGGTCTGTTGCTTGGGCTTGCCGTCCATCCGGTCGCCGACTTCCCGAATTGCCTGAATATCCCCGTCTGCTGCGGCCTGGACACAGCGATCCGCGATGACTTCCAGCCACTGCGGAGACCCCTTGCCGTTGCTTTCCCGGTGCAGGGCGCGGCTCAAGGCATCTGCCCATTTCTTGTCTGACTTGGGGCCGGGCATGGTTATCACCTAGTATTTTGAACGGCTTACAGAAACCTGCGGCGGTTTATGCGTCGATTGCGGCGCATTTGAAGCCCCGGGGGATGGGGCCGAACGTCTCGACAACCCCGGCGGGCAGGTAGAATGTCGTGCCTGCCGCTGCTGTCGGCGTTGCTGCGAATGTGATCCAAACCGCAGTGTCGGTGGACACGCGTGCGAAGTGGTTGTTGCCTGCCGTTCCCGTGGTGCTGGCCGATCCACTGCCGCCGGAGATGTTTTCGTTTACCGCGGGGACGGGCGAGAAAGTAGGGACGCCCTGAAAAGTAGCGGCTGGGCCGAATGATACGTTGACGACAGACATGGGCGCGGCCCCTTACGATAGGTAATCGGTGATTTGCTGAGAGACGTTCAAGCCGCCCAAGACGCGGAATCGGTCGCGCTTGACGATTGCTTTCGTATCCTCGCGGCGGATTTCGACGCGCCCATGCCCAGCCTGCCCGCCGTTCCATGCGTCATAGGCGACGGTGACGGTGACGTTGGGGGCGCTCTCGGTGACGGTGCTGTCCATCCGGCGGCCCTGCGGGTCAATGACCGTGGCGGTGTAGGTCTCGCCGCTGCTGGCCACATCGTAGACAAGGGCGAAAGCCTCACCGGCGGTGACGCGGGTCATTGTCATGGCGGGCCTCGATCAGTGGAAAGTTTCGCCCTCGCCGGTTGCGAGGCTGAACAGCACCTCGTCAACATCGGCGTCGTTCAGGTGGTCGGACCTGAGGATGATCCTGCCGTCCGCGTAGACCTCGATCAAAATTGTGCCTGCGATTTCGGCGGGGTCTTCGTCCTCGGACATGAGTTCATCGGCCATGGCGGGCATGGGCTGACCTCTTTTTTTGGGCTTAAGTCGCTTTATAGCTTGCAATGCCGTCGTTAAGGGCCTATATCTAAGTCATCAGCAAAGGAGAGACGACATGACCACGTTGACCCAATATCTCGAAGAAAACCGGCCCTACATGGACGAAACGAGCCTCGCCAATCTGGAAGGCCTCAGCGACGAAGACTTCGCCGCGCTCTGCGATCTCAACGAAGAGGTCTTCGGCGACGGAGAGCCAGGCATGTCATCGAAGGTCATTCGCACCGCTGGGGGCTCGATTGCTTCTTTCGATGAAGCCCGCGAAAACTGGTCGGAGCGGGGCAAGCGAGCAGACTAC